CTTCCAGAGGATGAAGTCCTTCAAGCATATTAATAAACATCATTTCTCTACGAATAGAACTTAAACTATCGTTACCACCTCGGACAAAATTATAAAGCATCGTAAATTCTTTACGAAGAGTTGTTTTACCACTTCTATCTTGAATTGTTCCCATCGACGTAGTGGAGTAGTGTTCCATAGTTTCAATTTCCTGTTTTACTCTATCGGAAAGATTTCCACTTACTTTAAAATCTTCTTTAAGATTAGAGTAAGGAATATCACCTTCTGGTAAAACAGATACTACGGTTTCATCAAAATTCCAAATAAAAATTGCTTTTAATGAATCGTGTTCGTATGTTTTGAGTACTTCTACTTTCTTTGCTTTTGACCTTTGTTTTGAAGCAAGAGCAAGGATTTCAAACACAAATGGATTTGTAGGAAGAATTTCGAGTTCAGTCTCTGTCTTCTTCGTCGTCGTTGTCGTCATAATTGTTTTCAAATCGTACTGCCAAAATTTCGTCTGGTATAATATTACCGTTTTCATCAAACATTTCTGGATGTGTCACTATTCTATTTTTATTCATTAATGAATAAAACAAGTCATTACCAAACCATCCTATCATAATTCCAATCAAAAAGGAACCAATAATTCCTATACCACAAAAGAAAAGAATATAAGGTGTTGCTGATTCCATTTTTTTCTCCAAGAGACTACGTTTTTTTAATTAATTTTAGTTCAATTTTAAAATGTATCTCTCTATTAAAAAGAGAAAACATTTTTCCAAAACTGAACTGTCTAGAATCCAATTCTGGTTGATTTGTTCCTCCTGTTTTTCGAAGTATTAACTCAACACCACGATTGATGTTTGTTCTTCCAGAATTATTTATAGTACCCATCAAAACATATTATTCTCTTGTAAGTACTTCACTGTATCACTACATCCACCAATATGCTTTTGTTCAAAAACAACTTGTGGAAATGTAGAACCTTCCCCAAATTCAGCATAGAATTCTTCTCTTGTGAATTGGGTTCCGAGTTCATAACAAATAACTGGGTATCCTTTCTTGATACTCAAATCACTTAGAACCATTTTAATTTTGTCGCAATAAGGACAACCTTTTTTTGAATAAACTGTGAAACTCATAAAACTATTAATAAGGGTATAAGAATTATTAAAATTGATATTAAAGTCCCCATTACTTCTACAGCAATGGGGTAAAAACTACCATCTTCCATATTAAGAAGCGTTGTTCCTCCTTTGACGATACTTATACAAAGGTTGTTTTTCTTTATTACTCATCCAATCAACTATAGCATTTCTTTTTGCTTCTGTAAAGAAGTCTTGATTATAATACCAAGTTTCCCAATCAGTGTGTGCCTTATCACGATTGCAAGATTCACAACAACAAACAACATTTGTAATAAAATCACTTCCACCTTTTGCTTGTGGAACTATATGATCGATTGTTAAATTTTGATTCGAATCACAATAAGCACATTGATGATTCCATTTTTCTTTAATTGATTTTCTCCACAATCGTTTTGCTTCTTGATTTGATAAAGTTTTAAGATTAAAAAGATATTCTTGTGGAGAAGTGTAAAGTTCCATAAAGTTTAGCAACTTATTTTTATTTATTGCTAGTTCTTATAACCCCTGATTCACACAACAAAAGGTTCTTGTTGTCCTTGTGGAAGCTTTGTTTGATTGGGAGGTAGTAGATTGTCCCAATACTCATCAAAGTTTTCTGCGGGAACATCATACACCACAACAACTTCGTTAGTTGGAAGTGCCTTTGGAATCTCAATATCAATTACAGGACTCATCAGAATTTTATTTCTTGTAATCGTTCGGTTTTGTGGGTCAAAAGAAACCATTACAAGTGCGTCTAATTCTTCACCACAATCAACAATTTTCCTTCCAGTCTTAGTGTTAATAACTGAAAAATAATCTTCACTATTATACTTATTCATGACTAGGTTGCGAAGGGACTACAGGATTACGATTTACATTTTTAATCACGATAAAGGCATCATTCTGATAGGTAATAGTTCCATAAGGTTTTGCCCATTTTGGATTTGCATTTGGATTTGTTTCTGTGCCTGTCACCGCAACTCCACCAATATTCACTTGCAGTTCATCATTTGAATCCCATCCAAGTTTTTCAAGAGCAATTGCAAGTTGCCCTAACATATCATTGCTTCCTTTTGTCATTGAATTTTTGTAGTGTCTTATTATTATACTCTTTCTCCATCGGTCTGTAAAGATTGGGCCAAGTATCTCTGATAATTTCTGCAAGTTTATATGGAGTTTCTGAGGATATCATTTAAATAATTTTTAAAAAATACTTTACAATTTTTTCAAATAAATTAGGTTTTGATATATTTGGATCTGGTGGACGATGAGTTTGTTTCCACATACAATTTGCGGCATCAAGATTCCAATTATAATAGAAATCATTACGATCCACAAATCCATCTGGATTAACATCATTAAACATCCATCTTGCTAAATCGTCAGGAAAGTCCTTCCAATCTTTTAAGAAATCATCTCTGCCCCAAACCAAACAATACTCATTAATGAATGCACCGTTTGGATTGTAACTTCCATGATTGGGATTGATTCTTACATTTGGATCCGAAACTGGTTCAATCGCATAAAATCGTGCTGGTGCATCTTCATAAAGTTTCTTCACCCAATCATAGATGTCATTGGCAATCTTATTTCCTTTATAATCAAATATTGGTTGGTTCATGTCTTCATAAAACTCTCTAACATCAGCCCAATCATCACATCCCCAATTGCACTGGGTACAGGGATTTGTTTGTGGATTTTCTGCAAACCAGAATCCAATTTTCCACTTCCAATATGGAAAACACTTTCTAAGTGCTTGTGACTTGCATTCTTTACTGACTGCATTGAGAGCAAGATTATAACCACTTGATGCATAAACAAAATCAAAGTTGTTAAACTCTGATACTTTCATTGTCTTACCATTGTAGGTATAAGTATCATCCAAATGTGCTTCTGGATTATCTACAACTGGTGAAATCTTATCATCCTTTAAATAGGTGATAGTAGTTGTCATTCTGTTATATAAACTAGCAATCTCACCATTTAAATCTGGATACTGATCAATATGGTCATGAACATCTTGAACAATGGCACCCAAGAACCAAGCAATCACTTCTTTTCCTTCAAGTGTTTCGATTGTTGTGATTAAATTGAATGCACTCCAGAAAAGATCAGAGATGAATCCCTGACCCACCTCTTGATTATCTGCCTCTTCAAGTTTCAGATAAATCTCAGGAATTGCAGAATTCATGTTAGTTTGCAATTCAACAAGAAATTTATTTAATATTTGAAAGTTTGATCTAATTCTTGGGTAATCCATAATTTAGATTTTTAGATATTTAGAGGTCTTGTGTGATGGACAATATAAACATGAGAATTCCGAACAGTTGGAATACGAGGAGAATGTAAAGAAAGTCCATAAAAAAAGGAGTCCTTTTGGAACTCCCTTATTTATTTCTAGGTTTCTCCTCGTGAATAAACAGGTTGTAAAATACCCCCATCTTGATCATCGTCATTATCGTGATCCTCATTCAGAATAACGATTAAGGCAAATACGAATAGAACTAAGTATAGAAAATACTGTATGCTCACAGTGCGTTACCTCTGGGAAGAACCTCCTCTGGAAATACAAATTGTTCATGAGGTTGGTCTACTGGAGCCATCCAGGCACGAAGACCTTCATTCAGAAGAATGTTCTTAGTGTAGAAGGTTTCAAACTCAGGGTCTTCTGCTGCTCGAATCTCCTGACTTACGAAATCGTAAGCACGAAGATTGAGAGCAAGACCAATAATACCAATAGAAGAAGTCCAAAGACCCATAACGGGAACGAAAAGCATGAAGAAATGAAGCCAACGCTTATTACTAAAAGCAATACCAAAAATCTGTGACCAGAATCTGTTCGCAGTAACCATTGAATAAGTCTCTTCCTCTTGCGTAGGTTCAAATGCTTTGAATGTATTTGCTTGCTCACTATCTTCAAATAGAGTATTTTCTACGGTTGCTCCGTGAATCGCACAGAGTAGTGCTCCTCCCAGTATACCAGCAACTCCCATCATATGAAAGGGGTTGAGTGTCCAGTTATGGAAACCTTGTAAGAATAGGAGGAACCTAAAAATCGCAGCAACACCAAACGACGGCGCAAAGAACCAAGATGATTGTCCGAGTGGATACATGAGAAACACACTGACAAAAACAGCAATAGGCCCAGAAAACGCAATAGCATTGTACGGTCTAATTCCTACTAAACGTGCAATTTCAAACTGACGAAGCATGAATCCAATCAGACTAAAGGCCCCGTGGAGTGCCACAAAAGGCCAGAGTCCCCCAAGTTGGAACCACCTGACGATATCCCCTTGAGCCTCAGGACCCCAGAGAAGAAGAAGAGAATGACCCATAGCATCTGCTGGGGTTGATACTGCGGATGTCAAAAAATTACAACCTTCCAAATAACTGGAAGCAATACCGTGCGTATACCACGAAGATACAAATGTCGTTCCAGTAAGCCACCCACCAAGTGCGAGGTATGCTGTTGGAAATAAAAGTAGGCCAGACCAACCTACGAACACAAATCTGTCCCTTTTCAACCAATCATCAAGGACATCAAACCATCCACGCTGTGATTGGGAGGGTGTCTGTAAAACAGAAGAAGTCATAATCTCTTTTACATTACTTTACATATTTATTGTAGGGGAAACTCAATAAAAAGGGAAGTGTATTTATACTTACTGCCTTCGGCAGGTGCCCTTGCGGGCACTATATTTTAGAGTATCTACCATCAATAGGTTTGTTAGGGTCAAGTCCCTTTTCCTCCCTATATTTTTTCCACCTTTCTTTTGTTGCTTCACTCCTTCTCTTTCTTTCTTCTTCACTAATATTTGGATTTTTAGAAGCATTCTTATTACCTTTACCTGCCTCACTTATTTTTTTCTTTGTATCCTCACTCAACTTCCTACCAACCATATTAGTATTTCCTTCCAAACCTTTTGATATTTTTGCCTTATGCTCTTCACTCAACTTCATACCAGTTCTAAACTGTCTCAACTTTTCTTTACTCTCTTCTGTATGCTTTGACTTACCTTTATGTGCCTCACTTATTTTCTGTTTAGTTTCTTCTGTATGAACTCTTCCAGTGGGGTCCATCAGCAACCTTACAATCTCTTCTTTACCAATAGTTCCTTCTAAACCTTTCCAAGCACAATAATCTTTGATATTACCATATTGCTCCCATAACTTTCTGTGTGCCTCTGCGTGTTCTTCCACAGTCAGTTCAATAAGATTTGATGGGTCATCAGTTCCACCCATATGTCTTGGAATAATATGATGTTTATGTTTCATTCTTACTGCTACTGTCTCTACTACATTATTATTTATAAAAAAAGAGACCTTCACAGGTCTCTCAAAAATCAATCTTTTGGTTCTTTCAGTTGTTTCATTTGTGATGATACATCTTTATCTTGTTGATTGCTTCTTCTTTGTTGTCCTCTTGTTTTTCCCGAAAAAGAACTTTTTTTAAACTTGTGTATCTCTTTTCCTGAAACTTTCTTATCTTTTTCAGTATCGTGTGCTGCTTTTAGTTTTCCATATCTTTCATACTCTTTTTCACCAGGACCACCTTTATGGAAGGAAGGTTTATCTGGATTTTCTACCCCAGTTTTTATTCTTCTTGCCCTGTTCTTTTCTCTTGGGGTCCATCCAGATTGAAGTGGTCTCTTGGGATTATCCCACTCTACCTTACCTTCAACTAACTCACACTCCAAAATAAAATCTCTAAAAGTTTTCATTTCTACTGATGCTTTTTATGTATTTATTTTTTTTACTCATTCATAAATCATTCCAACCGCCAGTAAGACAAAGCAGAGTATTGTGAATACCATAAGTCCTATGCCTGCCCAGATTATCCAGTTAGGCATAGGTTCGTTTTGGGTATTATGAGACATAAAAAAAGAGGGTTATTATACCCTCTATATTATATCAGTTATTCAGTTTTTATCAACCGATGGCAGGAGCAGTAAGAGCAACAGGGGTGCTTTCAGCAGCAGCAAGGTCCAAAGGAAAATTATGTGCGTTTCTTTCGTGCATCACTTCGAGTCCGAGTCCAGCACGGTTCAGAACATCAGCCCAGGTATTAACTACACGGTTCTGACTATCAACGATTGACTGGTTGAAATTAAAGCCATTCAAATTGAAGGCCATCGTAGAAACACCAAGAGCAGTGAACCAGATGCCTACAACAGGCCAGGTTGCTAAAAAGAAGTGGAGTGAACGGGAGTTATTGAAGGAAGCATATTGGAAAATAAGGCGACCGAAATAACCGTGAGCAGCAACGATGTTGTAGGTCTCTTCTTCTTGACCAAACTTATATCCATAGTTTTGACTTTCATTCTCAGTAGTCTCTCGTACAAGACTTGAGGTTACAAGTGAACCATGCATTGCACTAAAGAGAGAACCACCGAAGACACCAGCTACGCCCATCATATGAAAAGGGTGCATCAGGATGTTATGTTCTGCTTGGAAGACAAGCATATAGTTAAACGTACCAGAGATACCAAGAGGCATCGCATCAGAGAAAGAACCTTGACCGAAAGGATAGACCAGGAATACGGCAGAAGCAGCAGCAACAGGAGCACTGTAAGCAACGCAAATCCAAGGACGCATACCTAGACGGTAAGAGAGTTCCCATTCACGTCCCATATAAGCATAGATGCCGATAAGGAAGTGGAAGACAACGAGTTGGAAAGGTCCACCGTTGTAGAGCCACTCATCAAGAGAAGCAGCTTCCCAGATGGGATAGAAGTGAAGACCAATCGCATTAGAAGAAGGAACAACGGCACCAGAGATGATGTTGTTTCCATACATTAGAGAACCAGCAACTGGTTCACGAATCCCGTCGATGTCTACGGGAGGCGCTCCGATGAACGCAATAATGAAGCAAGTAGTCGCAGCAAGAAGGCAAGGAATCATAAGGACTCCAAACCAACCAACATACAGACGGTTGTTAGTGGAAGTAACCCACTCACAGAATTGGTTCCAGGTATTTGTGGAACGTTGTTGAGCAATTGTAGCAGTCATTTGTTTAAAAAGGGTAAGTATAAATTCAGGGGGAACTGAATAGTTACATTATTCTCCACGACACCCTCCATCGTGGATATGAGAGACGTATTTTACTTGCATAGTCTCGGTAAGGAGTTATCGTCCCTTGTCAGCAAGACAATCGTGTTAGGGTTTCCTAACCCGTTGATGTATTTATCATACTACAGTTTGCTTCTGGTGTCAAGCATAAAAAAAGTCCCCTTTCAGGGACCGTGAATTATTCTGCTACTTCAGTTTCTGAAAGTGGAATTTCTTCTGGTTCTGGTTCTGGGAGAGATACACCTGTTTGTGTAAGATACTCAATCGCACCTTGAACCTTCAGAAAAAGTTCTCTTTTTGCTGTAGCCTTAGTTTGCAATCCTTCCAATTCAAGAGATAGGTCTTGTGCTTGCTTTACAAGATTTGCAAGATGTTCCTGTTGTTCAGTCATAAAATTTAATAAACTCGACTTATTTATATAATACCACAAGTAGTCAAATATTGAAAGTTGTATCTATAAATACTTACAAACTTTACTCACAGAACGATGAAAAGACTAGTACTTATCTTTTCGTTATTCTTTACTACTCCTGTTTTTGCTGGTGAAATCACATCAAAGATTACTGATTCCGTACAATTAAACGTTCAGGGTGCAGCGGTACAATCAGAAAGAGTTGGTGCCTCGTATGCGGTCTCAGGCACAAATATTAATGTAACAACTCTTGGAGGAGTTGGTGGAGCAGGTTCTTATGATATTAATACAAACGGACAAGCATTTAGTTTCTCTGAAACATCAGTTACTGCAGATGTTGATGTCACCTCTCAGTCGGCATCTTCTGGAACAATTGCTTCTCCCAACCTTTATAGCAACTCTACTACCCAGTTAGGTGGAGATAAAGGTTCTCTTGCGGGTACTTTAAGTGGAACTGGTGTTCCTACCGTAACTGCTGGTGGTCCTGGTTCAACTGGTACAGCACAAAGAACAGTTGAGTTAAGCGTATTCAAGTGAGACACATAACTCTCGGACTGGTTGCAGTTCTGGGAGTTATAAGTCCTTCATATGCTGGACCAGTAACTCCCAACTTCACCAGTGGGACCATTACCTCAGAAACAAAAACACGCACTGAAGTTATTGAAACTATCAGGCAAGTAGAATATTCTACTGGAACATCTTACACAGTCACTGGCACCAACATCAATATACCAGGAACTCCTGCTCCTGGTATGAATTACACCATTCAAACTCAAGGTGCTCCATTCCAATTTAGTGAAACTTATCTGACTCCTGGAGTGGCAAAAGAAACATGGATAGACAGAAAAACTACCGAAGATTCTATAACAAACACTATATCAGTCTTTACACAGTAATATTTTTACTGTTAACATTAACTGGTTCAAGTAAAGGGCAACAAGCACCAAGCAATACTAATATTGCAGGACCTTCAGCATCTGCGACTGGTAATGTAACTAACCAGGCAGTTCAGGTGCTTCAGGGTCCTTTTGCTTTAAATACTTATGGTGGAGGTGTTTCTTGTCAAGGTCCAACAATGAGTGTTGCACCATTTATATTGGGAAATACAAACTATAATGAGGACCCACAAACATTCCAATCTTATAGTGGAAATGCTGGCATCTCTTTTGGATTTAATTTTCCTCTAGATGGTTCATTACAAGAACTTTGTAAAGCAAGAGCTCGTACAGAAATTACCAGACAGCAAGCAGAAGCAGATAAGGCACGACTTGACTTTGAACTTGTGAGACTTTTGAAGTGCGGTGAAGCGTTAAAGAATGGAATATCATTTCACCCAGAAAGTCCTTATGCAAAAATTTGTGCAGATATAGTTGTGAGATACCCACGAGTACAGGATGTAGCAAATGGAAATCAAACCAATTCAAATAAGAAGTGAACCTCCACCAATTATTCCTACAATAGAACCTCCCGTAACTCGCAAAACGGAACGTTCTGTGATACCACAAGTTGATATGCCAATTATCAACATGCCAGATACAACAATCAAATATCCAGTGATTGATGTTCCAACTCAAGAAGAGTTTGATGCTGCTGTAAGAGCAGAACAAAAAAAGAAAGAAGAGGAAAAAGAAGAAAAATCCAGAGGACTCCCTGATACTGCACCAATTATACCACAGGTTCAAGTTCCTGTTCAAAATTCACAAGATAATCGAAATATTTCCGATGATGTCCCTAAAAATAGTAACTTAGGAGTGCCCGTCATTGAAGTACCAATCATCGGGGAAGTTCCAGTTCCTCCAAAAGAACAGGTTATACTTGCTGGCACCACTGCTACTGCTTCTGTTGCTGCGGCTATTATTGGCAAATCTATGGTGGAATGGATGGTAGGTAAAATGAAACCTATCGTTCAACAAATATTCATAAGAGGCAAGAAACTTTTAAACAAGGATCTTACTCCCTATGAATTACAACTTTATTTTGCGGCAGAATTAGATAAAAAGAATCTCAAATTACTTAAAAAAGAATGGAAGAAAGAAAAGGTAAACCAATATAAAAAAGCACACGATAAGTAATTACTTCTTACGCTTAGACTCCAGTTCATCAAAGTCTTTCTTCTTTGTTCCACCATCATAAGTCCAAGCATATCCTTCAGAAATCATACGATCATTAAGACATACATCATCAACATATAACCTTCCAAGAATTCTCCCATACTTTTCAGTTGAATCTGGAAGTTCTGTTTTAATAAGAATATTTTTTTTACCATCAAGATTTTTTTTCAACCATTCTTTGACTTCTAATCCGAGTGCTTTTTCTTTGAGATCGGTTGTACGACTTTCTGGAGTATCAACACCACTAAGGCGTACTCGCTTAGTAAGAGAAATATCGAACCCAAGATCAATGTCCGCATCGATTGTGTCACCATCAACTACTCTT